TCAAGAGATGTCGCGGAGCAAAAGTTATGGGACCTAATGGTAGGCAATATCGAAGCAACAAGGAAACTAGTTGAACGTGTCAGCACCCTTGATGCTCCTCTTAGGATGGTTAGGATTAGCTCTGACATCCTGCCTGCTTATACTCACGCTGACTTTGCTGATTATTGGCGTAAACCTGACGTTGTATCATACTGCGAAAAGCACTTTGCGAGAGTGGGCGACATTGCTCGCAATAGCAATATTCGCTTGTCTATGCATCCTGGCCAATTTACAGTTTTGGCAAGTGATAACCCAGGCATTGTCGAGCGTTCGATAGCCGAGTTTGAATATCATGCAGATATGGCACGTTACATGGGCTACGGTAAATCCTTCCAGGATTTCAAAATCAACGTACACATCTCGGGTAAACAAGGTCCCGAAGGTATTAGACGTGCCTACAAGTTACTCACACCCGAGGCCCGCAACTGTATTACAATTGAGAACGAAGAAAACTCATGGGGGTTAAATGACTGTCTTACTATTACTGATTTGGTGCCTATCGTGCTTGATATACATCACCATTGGATTCGTGAAGGAGAGTACATTAACGCCAACGATGACCGTGTTAAGAGGGTTGTTGATAGCTGGCGTGGTATGCGGCCTACTTGTCACTATTCAGTTAGTCGTGAGGATTATCTTATCGACCACGACCAGTCTACCGCACCTGTTCATGCCCAGCTTATTCTAGAAGGCTACAAAAAGCAAAAGCTCAGAGCACATTCAGACTTTTACTGGAACACAGCAACGAATGAATGGGCTTTGAGCTTTTTAGGTACGCACGATATCATGTGCGAAAGCAAGGGCAAGAATCTAGCCAGCTTTGCTCTTTACAAGCAGGCTAAAGCTCTTACTCTGCTTTAGGCTTGCGAGGAGCACGTGGCTTTTTAACAGCTGGTGCTTTCTTAGCCGCAGGCTCTTTCTTAACTTTAGGGCCTTTAGCAGGTTTTCCATCAGCAATAGCAACAACTACACCAGCATCGTTTACTAGCGGTGTGCCGGCTGGAACTGGTGCAACGTCAACAACTGGTGCTGGTGCTTCTACTTTGTATTCAGCAACAGGTGCTTCTTGCTTTTTAAAGAAACTTTTGATAAATTTTAACATGGTATATTATCCTCCATGTTATTTATATCGCTAAATATTACACTATGTATAATTTTATTCGTTATGTTAGCCTAAATGAAGGAAAAACTCCTAAAACTTTAGAACAAACTAAATTGCCTTACAAACGCGATGCGTTAGAACCTAGTATCAGTGAGGATACTATCAACTACCATTATGGAAAATTATACAAAGGATATGTTGATCGGTTTAATAACGGCGAAGGCGATGCTGATTTTAATGAAGCAGGTGCGTTTTTACACGATTTATTGTTTACTCAATATCAAGAACCTGCAAGAAATAATGATCCGGACGGTTCTGCTGGCGAGTTTATAACTAGACATTTTAAAACATTTGACAAATTTATAGCTGATTTTGAAAAAGAAGCAATGAAAATACAAGGCAGTGGCTGGGTATACCTAGCTCGAGATGGTAAAATTAAAACTATCAAGAACCACGAAATTAAGATGGATATTGTTTTAATAGTTGACTGGTGGGAACATGCGTGGGCATTAGACTATCAAGCAGACAAAAAAGGCTATTTGCGTAACCAGTGGAAGATTATCAACTGGAATATTATTAGTTCTAGAATTGGGTTTACAAAGGTTATTTCAGAGAGTAAGTTTTCTAAAATTGGAAGATAAATTTATGGATATAATTTTTAAAGATCTTCATCGTACCAGATATTTTGCCAGCAATTCTTTAATTTGGGACATCGAGCTAAAGGGTTTAGATTTTGATAGTTTGACGCCTGAGCTTGCAAGAAATGACATTTGGTCTTCTGAAGGTGCTAACATGGAAGGGCGATTTAAATTTAACAATGAATCTACAATCCTAACAGATCTTTGTGCAAAATCTTTGGGTATTAAATCAAAAGTTCTCGATCATATCTATAATACTGACAATAATATTTTTAGAGAAAGATGGTTTAAAGGCATAGATTTTTATAAGAATCATACAGCGATATGTCCTGTATTGTTTAAAGATTCGCCAAATATACGCATGGGTCCTCATCTCGACAACGGACATATAGTTGCACAAATGGTTGTAAATCTAACAGACAACCAGTACGGTACTGATTTTTATAATCCTATGACTGAAGAATTGATATACACATCATCAGGCAAACGGGGGCAAGGAGTTTTATTTTTCAATAACTCATCAGCCGTGCATGGCATGCGAAACGGCAACTTTGATCGATATATTTTTTATTCAAATATAATACTTGATTAAAACTGGTCTATAGTCTTTAGACTGCTTACAGGCATGTCCCAAACACGCCTTGCTTCCACACCCTTTTCCTGGGCAAACTTTTTAGCATCACAATTACCGCACACGTGATAATAATTATTGTTTAGTCGCTTAGGATCCATATTGCCTTTATCACGTTTAAATATCCCTTGACAGCAGTCGCATTTAAAAACCAATACGGCTTTTTTGCGCATATAAGTATGGTGCTTGCCGCGCTTACTAGTGCGTACATATTGTGTTTGCTGAGATTCAATAGTTAGATACATAATTGTATTTACATTAAGGTTATAAAAAGCCTTTGATAAATATCATATCGAGGGCAATCATGATCACAATTTCTGAGTCAGCACAAGCAAAAATCAAGGACCTACTCCTTGAAGAAAATAATCCTAAATTAGCATTACGTACATTCGTCCAAGGTGGAGGCTGTAGTGGTTTCAGCTACGGTTTTACGTTTGACGAAGAAATCAATGAGGACGATTTTGAAGTTCCATTGGGTGAATTTAAAGTATTAGTAGATAGCATGAGCATGCAATATCTAACTGGTGCAGAAATAGATTATAAAGAAGACCTACAAGGTAGTTCATTCAGCATAAAGAATCCTAACGCAACTACAACTTGCGGATGCGGTTCTAGCTTTGGAGTTTAAACAATGACACAATTAATAGTTGATATTGGCGTACAAGGTAACGACGGTACAGGCGATAGTATTCGCGAAAGTTTTAGAAAAGTTAACAGTAACTTTACAGAACTATATGCCATTTTTGGAGCAGGGGGTACTATTAAATTTACTACTCTTAGCGATGCTCCTTCAAGCTACGGAAGTAGTCAAGTTATCATGTCGAATGGCACAGGTACTGCGCTTACTGCAAGAACTTTAATTGCAGGATCTGGAGTTACAATAGATACTAGTAATAACAGTTCTGTTACAGTTAGTGCTACCGCAAGCAATTTGATAAATCAATCGCTACCTAGTTTAGGAACAAGTTTAAACGCTAACTTATTCACTATTGGACGTTTAAGCGATCCTAGCGCCGCATTAGTTACACAATTTAACACAGCTTATGCTAGCATAGGTGTGCAGACTACTCTAGCTCAATTACCTGTAACCAAAGGTTATGCTGACAGCAACTATGTACAAGCTCAAAACGGTATAGTAACTAATGCGTTTAAGTCTAGATCACAACCTTCTACTCCTCAAACTAGTGATCCAGATTACAATCCATTACTAAGCAGTAACTATGTAAGTACTGAAGTTATGCAACGTAAGGATGTAGTCTATCGTGGTGGAGATACCATGACTGGAGCATTAACACTTAGCGATCATCCGGCACCTTTGTCGGGCGCAGGTACTCCTAACGGTGTTAATGACTTACAAGCGGCTACAAAATACTATGTAGATAATAATACCTATAGTAGTAATGTAAATTTGTTTGTCAGTACTACTAGTGGTGATGACAGCCAGACTAAAACTCCGGCTGGTAAACAAGGCCGTTATTGGCAATATGCTTATAAAACTATCGGTGCGGCTGCCTTGCAAGCTAGTAATTTAATCGATTTGGCTGGTATTGAGCCCGGCCCTTATAAGCAACGTATAGCTTGGACCAGTACTACAGGCCAAGCTACTCAAACATTTAGTACTATCCAAAGCATACAGTTAACCGGCGGCAATGCTAATGCGGTGGGTTATCAAGATGCGGCAGATTTACTCGAAGCTAATAAAACATTTATTCAAAATGAAACTATTGCATATTTGAACAAAAAATATGTTAATACATTTACACTAGATCAAGTTGCATATACAAATATTTTAGGTAGTATTTTAGACGGAATTGGTTATGATTTGGTGTTTAATACTACACATAACAGCTCTAGTGTGGCGGCAACTTTATTCAATACTGTTAACGCTAATATCATTACCAATCAATTGACACAATTAACTGATGGTATAAACTATGCTAAGAATATTATTTCTACTTATAGTTACAATGTATCTAACACTGAAACATATATCAGTGCAGTACTAGATGCATTAGGTTATGATTTAGTGTTTGGTAGCAACTATCTTTAGTGTTTGGTAGCAACTATCAAAGTATTCAAATTGCATTAAGTTTTAACTCTTATAATACTGGATTAACTAATGCAGAAATTGTAGCTGCCTTGAGTGATATGGTTAATACTATATCACAACTATCTAGTGTGTCAGGTTCGTCGACAATCATTGCCGCACTACAATCAAGTTTATCTGTAATAGATAATATTATTAATTATGGTACCATACCAGCTGTAAATTTTGCTTCTCAGAGCACTAGCACCACTGGACAAAATAATGCTAAGAATTTATTGCTAAACAACATTCCTTTCATTCAAGCAGAAATTGTTGCTTACTTAAAATCTAATTATCCTAATGTTATCTATAATACTACCACTTGCCAACGAGATGTAAAATATATCGTTTGGAGTTTGATTTATGATTTCATGTACGGCGGCAACAGTCAAAGCGTATATGCTGGATTACAATATTGGAGAAATAATTATTTACAAGTAGCTAGTAGTGAGCAAGCGGCCACAGTAGCATCTATCAATTATATTAATACTCTTGTACAAGCAGTTATTACAAGCACTGCGCCAGCTGTTATATATCAAACAAGTTTCTTACAATATCAAAATACTACATTAACCGGCGGTAGTGTAGTTTCTTCTAGTGTTAGTACAAACTTAACAACCATTGCTAGTATTGTAGGTAGTGTAAGCGTACCTAGTCCAAGTATAACTTTACCAACAGTTCCAAGTTCAGGAAGTTTACACGATGCTAGAGTTCAATTTACCAGCTCAGGTGAAAAGTCTGTATTAGAAGCTGCCGCAGTAAGTTATATTAATGCAAATGCATCATTTTCAATTATTAACAATAGTGGTATTAATACTACTGTTAATAATTTGTTTAGTTTGATTACTGGAATATTGACTAATGGTATTAGTAGTAGAACCACTCCTTCTTATAATAGTCCTTCAGGCCTGTCTAATACAATTACAGATGCAAGATCGGCAGCCTTAGCCAATATAAATTTCCTAAGCGAAGAGACTTATGCATGGACAATATCTCAATATCCAACATTTGTTCCGGCCGATGGCGTAGCATATTTCAAAGGTCATATGCAGTATTTGGTAGAAGCAGTTTGTTACGATATAACTTATGGAGGAAACTTAGCTACTACCTATGCTGCCAATCAATATAGAACTAATGGTGCTAGTGTATTTTCTAATACAGAATTAGCTATACAATTAGCGGCTATCGGTCATTTACAAAATATAATTCCATTAGTAACAAGTAACGTTGCAGTAAGCCCGACTTATTCTGCAACATCACAAGTGTTTAATTCAGCATGGGTTGATGGAAGTGCCGCGGCAACTACTATCAACAATCTGTTTAACGCTATGTTAGGATACATTGGTAATAGTACTGCCATAGTTTCTAGCTCGCCGTCATTAACCGGTTATGATAGCAATAACTTAGCGGCACGTACAATTTTTGTTAATAATAAAACATCTATTGTTACCGCTGTTAATAACTATCTATCTGCTACATACAAAGGCGGATTTAGTTATAATCAAACTACTTGCTATCGAGATATAGGATATATTATTGATGCTATGGCCATTGATATTCTCACTGGCGGTAATTATCAAACTGTTAATGCCGGTAAGAGTTATTATAAAAATGCTTCAGCGAAATCGGTAGCTATTGGAACACAACTTACAGAGACTACTGACGGTATTGCATTTGCTAAGGCATTAGGTATTCAAGTCCTTAATCAAACCGTACAAACACGTTTTCAAAATTTATACAGTCAAGTATTCAGTAGCGGATCAACTACTGCTGTAGTATACACTGGCATTGCAAATGGTACTAGTATTACTCTAACCTTTGCAACACAATCTAGTGCGCCTTATACTGTTGGCACAGTAATTTATTTTAGCGGATTTACTCCTTCAACATTCAACGGTATATTTACTGTAACTGCTTGCACTACAAGTAGTGTAACTGTAGCCAGTACCATTGCAGCCGGATCAGCTAGTGTAATGGGTCAAATTAATCCAGTAGTACCAGGCTCGACTGCTATTGGAATATTCACTGCTAACATGACTACAGTACTAAACATTATTGCTAATGGTTTAGGTGTAGTTCCTACTGCTACTTATGGTACTGGTATATATAACATTAATTTTGATAATGGCGGGAATGGTTATGTAGATCAGGGAGCGCCCGGTGATGTACACATTATCCCTGCTAAAATATTGTTAGGTGCAGTCAGTGGTGCAGGCGGAGTTATTGTTAAATATCTTCCAAATAATCTATCAGGACAAGATACTATTCAAGTAAGATTGACTCGTCCAGGATTCTTCCAAGTTGGCGAGCAATTAGATTTTGGTGAGACTGTTAAGGATCTTAACATAACAATTTTCGTTGAGAGCGGAATTTATTACGAAGATTATCCAATTCGATTACCAGCCAACTGTAGTATTAAGGGAGACGAATTCCGTAGAACTATTATTAGACCTATCGATCGAATTAGTTTAAGTCCATGGCGTAAAATATTCTTCTTCCGAGATAGTGTTATCGATGCTAATTTAATTGGTCTTATTAACTACACAACAGACTATGCCAGCAATACTACCTTGACTATTAGTGGAACCAGTGGAACCATAGTAGCTACATTAGGATCGGGGCAAGCTCAAGCAAGCTGGATCGGAAAAGTATTAGTCGACAATAGTAGTCCTAATCCTGGACAGGCTGTAATTACCAGCATTAGTGGTAATACATTAAATTGTAGCGTGATATATCAATTTCCTGCTAGAACAACTTATGCTAGCGGTAGTTGGCATTTGTATGGCACATATGATTATGGTCGCCATTATTTGAGTAATCCGTTAGATGTCACAAGCACTGCCTTAAACAATAAATTAATCGATGTGTTATTGTGTAACGATGCTACTCGTGTGAGCAATCTTACATTCCAAGGGCATGGCGGGTTTGCCATGGTGTTGGATCCAGAGGGGCAAGTTAAAACTAAATCACCTTATGGTCAAGTTTGTGCAAGTTTTACTCAAAGTATTAACAGTAAGAGATTTGCTGGCGGACAATTTGTTGACGGATTTGCCGGAAGATTGTTTGGTAATATCACAGGTGTAACCAATAATGGTATTACTGTCACAGTGACTGGAGGTATTAATAGTGGACTTGATGTACGTGCTCCACAAATACCTTGTGTATATTATGTACAAGGTAATCGTTATCAAGTAAATGATGTTACTAGCTATACACAAAATACCAACGGGTCTGGAAATGTAATTAGCGGAACAGTTGTACTTACATTAGATGTAAGTACTCCATTTAATACTGCAACATTTTACAATGTAGCAACTAATGGAACTATTCCAAGTTTTTCAGCAGACATGGGTAATAAAGTAGATGCATTAACTTATGACTTAATATTTGGATCAAATTATCAAACTATTAAATCAGGTTTATTTTATCTACAAGCAGTTAATCAAGTAGCTGGTATCCAGCAATTATTCTTACAATCAGGTATCAATCAAACTGCATCATTAATGAATGCTAGTACTGGCACAGTACTGACTGCTACTAATGCTACTAGTGCCGGCGGTACTGCTCAAATAACATTTGCCACTCAAGTGTCTGCTCCTTACACAGTAGGTTCTACTATAACAGTTGCAGGATTTAGTCCAAGTAATTTTAACGGTACATTTACGGTAACTGCTTGTACAACAACAAGCGTACAATATGCATTAACTGGAACTTATACACAAACGGTTCTTGGAACTGTTACAGCTTCGGTATCTGCTTCTAGCAAGGCCGCAATATTAGCCAGTGCGTTAACTGTAACTAACATTCTTAACAACGGATTACAAGCAGTACCTACCCCAACGTTTCCAATTCCTAGTGGTACTTCAACTAATACCAGCAATGCTGTAGCTATTTTAATTGCTAACAAGGCGTTTATTAGATCAGAGATTGTAGCTTGGTTATCTGCCAACTATAGTACCCGAGCAATCTTTAATTACAACGCAGTTACATTTAGTAGAAATTTTGGCTATTTCATAGATGCGCTAACATATGACTTCTTGTATGGAGGCAATAGTAGTGTTTATGATAATGCTCAAACATATTGGAGTAATGGCACAAGTCAAATTTTAGGACAAGAAACTTATTACACAGCGGCATTGGTAAGATTAGGAACAATCTTATCTCAAGTTGTTCAAAATCAAACTGTAACAGTTAGTGCTGGTAATTTATTATCACAAACAATTAATTTATCTCCTGCTACTAGTACAGAAGCCACGACATTAACTAATCTTAATAATATACTAGTCGACTATGTAGCCGACGGTGTATTCAATGGCGTAGCAGTAGGTACTACAAGATCAACTCCTACATTACCCGTTTCTGGATACGTTCAAGTTCTTGCAGATCGTACAATTATTGAAAACAATAAAACATCAATACAAAGTTCAGCTGTAACATTTTTAAATGCCGGTGCTAATATTACTATCAATATTGAAATGGGTGGTAATCGTAGTATGTTGGCCAATGACTTTGCTATGATTAACGATTTAGGTTACGCCATAGTTGCAACTAACGGCGCGGCCAGCGAGCAAGTTAGCACATTTAGTTACTACTGTCATACTCACTATTGGGCCAATAACGGCGGACAAATTCGTAGTATTGGTGGATCAAATGCGCACGGCGATTACGGTATGCGAGCAAGTGGATATGACGTAACTGAATTACCTAATGCAGTTAATCTAGCATACGACATGGTGCAAGTAGCTCGTGTTTACAAACAAGGTTTATATGCTAGTTTGATGACTCCGACTGCTACTACTCAAGCATTAGCTGTTTACATTACAGGTTGGGAATATATTCCACCAAATAATGCTGAATTAGAAATTGACCATACTGCGGCTGGTGGTACTATTGTTCGTTATCTAGTTAGTACAATAAGTCATACTGTAGTTACAATCAATGGACAAAATGTCTTACAGATTAATTTAAGTACTGCTGGTACAAACAGTACCATTACTACAGGTCTAGCTTATGCGTTGTATGATGGCCAACAAGTTATCATTCGTGTTAATCAAAATATTAAATTTTATAATATTAGCAATGTTAAGCCAACTCGTCCAAGTACCGCTGTTCAATATAGCGATAACCTAGGCGACATTTATCGTATTATTGCCTATAACTTGACAGATTCAACTGGTGAACCCTTACCAGCTAACACTGCAATTTTACAAGCTGATGCTAGTTTTAACTATTATAAATTTACAATAGATACAACTAATATTTCTCAACCTGATCCAAGTAACCCTGCAAAGACTCAAGGTGCAACTGTTGGTGATAATAAGATTGCTGTATTACAAATTAGTTTGCAATCAACCATTGACCAAATTAATAAAGGAATTTATATAACAGGGTGGGGCGGTCGTGTACATAGAATTATAAGTTATACTGTACCAACATTTATTGCCACAGGTATCTATAGCACTTATACTGCCGTAAGCGGTGTTTACACTCTAGTAGTAACTAGTGTTGCAGGAACAATTAGTGTTGGCCAGATTATTACAGGTTCAGGATTTAATGGAACCCAGACTGTGTCATCAGTTACTATAACTGGTACTACTACATTTACTGCAACTGTAATTTTAAGTGCGGCGGCTTCAGGTACTCCAAGCGGAACAATAACATTTGGTGTTGCGGCTAATGGTTATCTAACCATCGATCCTAATAGTGTTTATAATAATAGCGCCGATGGTACTGGTTTAAATGCTATGACTTATGCTAGCAGTGCCGCTGGCCCGACAGGAACAACATATACTGCTGTAACATATAATGTTCCGTTTAGAACTGCATTACCGTTAGCAGATAGTTATATGACTGTATCTGGTCAAGCTAACAGTAATTACAACGGAACTTATCAAATATTAAGTGTTGCAAATCAAACGTTGATTACTGTGGCTAGCGTAGCTGGTCTTAGTGTAGGCATGGTTGTAACTAGTTCCAGTTCAGGAGCTGTTGTACAACCAAGTACAATTATTCAAAGTATCAATACTGTTAACAATACGTTTATTATCAGTCCGGCTGCTTGGTTGCCATCAGGCGCAAGTGTAACTAGTACATTGGTAGCTACATTAAGTGGTATTAGTATCACCAATGCAGGAACACAATATGGAAGTGGAATTGCACCTACCATTACTATTACAGGCGGTGGAGCAATTAATCAAGCCATTGCAACGTGTACAGTATCTAATGGAACTATTGCTACTGTAACAGTGGTCAGCCCTGGATATGGATATACTAGTGCTCCTACTATCACACTAAGCTATGGCGATGGTGTACTAACACCTGTATTATCTAGCAATCCTACAACTAATAGTGTTATTAATGCAGGTGTTATAACTACACAAGTTACACTAGCATATCCAACTGCACCGGGAAGTTTTACAACAGGTACTACAACATCCATTACTGGATTTAATAGTCTAAGTGGAAGCGGTCCATATTTGGCATCATTAAATCTAACATTGTCAAATATTCCGGCTGCTGGAACATATTATCAAGTAGCTAATAATAGTAATCCATTATACAACGGATATGCACAAATTACAGGAGTATATTCTACAACTGCAAGTGCAACTAATTCAGGAACACTTGGTGTAACTTTAGGTAGTGTAAGTGGACTGACAACCTACATGCCAATACAGTTTACAGCTAATAGTGTACAGAACAGTATCTTAACTGCGGCAAACAATAGCGGAGTGTTAACATTAGCTTCAACTACTGGTATGGTAGTTGGTAGAAGTATTATCTTTACTGCAACTACACAAAATGATTACTTAACCGCTACAACAAGTACTGGAAATTATCTAACATTAACCACTGTCACAGGACTGGTAGTTGGTGAACCAATTGTGTTTACTAGAGTAACTTATACTCCAACATTGACTGCTACTTCTAGTACAGGCGGATTGTTGACATTAAGTTCAGTAACTGGACTTGTAGTTAACGAACCAATTGTGTTTACTGCTGTTACTCAAACTCCTACTATAACTGCAACTGCTAGTACTGGTAATTATGTCACATTAAGTAGCACTACTGGTATCATTCAAGGATCCAGTATAATTCCAACCGCAGTTACCAATACTAGTGTTACATTAACAGCTACAAGTGCTAGTGGCAATTTAGCTACATTAAGCTCAACTGCCGCATTAGTACAAGGCGAAAGTATTATCTTTTCAGCAGTAAGTCAAACAGTTAACTTAACTGCCACTACTACTTCTACAGCTACGTCTACTACTGGTATCATTGGTAATGGTGCCGCAAGTCCAGTAGCAGGAAATGTGTTTACTCCAACTGGCAGTGTAACTGGTACGTTTGCAGTAGGCATGGTTATAACTGGAGGCTCGTTGACTAGCACCAGCGGTGTATATATTACTGCGGCTAATTCTTCAATATTCACTGGTACTATTAGTACAACTACTTTAACAGTAACGGGTTCTCCTGTAGGTGCATTGTCAGTTGGTATGCTTATCACAGGAACTGCTGTAACTGCTGGAACATACATTGTGGCATTTGGCACAGGTGCGGGCGGTGCTGGTACATACACATTGAATCAAAGTGCATCAGGAACTCCAACACTTGGAACTAGTTATACTGTTAATACAAATGTATTGCAAACTAGTACTGCAATCACTGGAACTAATAATTTAATAACTGTGGTCAGTACCGGTGGTATGGCTGTTGGAGAAAGTTTTGTAGCTTCAAGCACAGTCGGTGGCATTACTGGATCAACTACATATTACATTACGCAAGTATTAGCTAATGGTACACAGTTAGCAATTAGTAGTTCGTTTGGTGGTGCAAATCTTGGATTATCAAATTACTCAAGTACACCTGTTTCTATAACAACTGGCGGATCATTAGGTGGCGTTATTGCTGGAACAACGTACTATATTGCCAGCATCAATAGCAATCAAGTTACATTGAGTACTAGTCCTACACTAAGTCCAGTAACTACATTAACACAAAGTAATAGTGGAACTAGTGGCTGGACCAGTGTAGCAGGATCTGTACTCGGCGGCTTGACTAGTGGCACAACATATTATGTTGTCGGTGCTCCGCTTGCAAATCAAGTTCAATTAAGCACTAGCCCTACACTAAGTCCAACAGTTACATTAACTAATGGTGCTAGTGGAACTAGTGGTTGGACCAGTGTATCAAACAGCGTACTTGGCGGAATCACTAGCGGACAAACTTATTATATTGCTAGTGTCAGTGGAAGTCAAATTACTGTTAGTTCAAGTTTTGGTGGCGGTGCAATTAGTGTAACTAATGGTGCGGGCGCGTGGACAAGTCTTGCAGGTAATACATTTGGCGGAGTTACTAGCGGCACAACATATTATGTTGCAACTATTAACAGCGGCACAAATCAAATTACTGTTACAACAGACTCAGCATTAACCAGTACATTGACCGTAAGTAATTCAGCTGGCTCGTGGAGTGGAACTGGTGGAAGCTCGTTCGGTGGATTAAGTTCTGGAAGTGTATACTATATTGCCAGCATCAGTGGTAATAATATTACTGTTAGTAGCAGTAGTACATTGACTCCGTTAGTCACTACTACACAATCTACTGGAAGTTGGACTGCGGTTTCTGGAACAGTATTAGGCGGTATAACTAGCGGAACCATTTATTACATTGCTAGTATCAACACTGGCAGCAGTTACGTACAATTAAGTACTAGTAACACACTAAGCCCGTTATTGAGTTTAAATTCTGCTAGTATTTCAGCAAGTGTTAATGCAGGGCCAATATCTGGAATTACATTAAGCTATCCATATAATCCAGGAACATGGGGTATACAAACAACTTATTTGAGTGCTACTGGAACTACTGTAACTTTGAGTTTTGCTACACAAAGTAATAGCCCAGGAGTAGGCACAACTATTACAATTAGCGGATTTAATCCTGGCGGTTATAATGGTAGTGCAGTTATCACAGCCGTGGGAACTACTAGCAGTACATTTGTAGGATATATTAGTGGCACGTCATTGACTGTAACTAGTTTAACTACTGGTACTATTGTGCTAGGTCAAATTATAACAGGAGCCAGTGCATCTCTTACTGCTAATACATATATTACAGGATTTGTATCAGGTGTTAACGGTGGTGCTGGTGTTTATACTATTAACAATAGTCAAACACTTGGTAATATATCAAACTTATATGCTATGATTGGTGCAGGCAGCACTGTTAGTTATGCTAATACAACCAATAGTGCTGTAAGCGCATACGGACAATTTACTACTGTAACAACTATTACTAATGAAAGTACTAATGGTACTAGCACACAATTAGGTATTAGTAAGCCATTTAGCTCTAGTACTGCGGCAACATTACGTATAGGTTATCCAGCGGCAGAGGGTGCGCAGATTACTACACGTATTAGTACATGTCGTGCTACCAGCCATGACTTCTTAAACATTGGTACCGGTAGCTATACTACTACTAACTGGCCAACAGTTATCTATGGTAACCCTGCTAAGAGCGCACAGCAAAGTCAAGAAATTTTAGAAGAAGGCGTAGGTCGTGTATTCTATGTAAGTACTGACCAAAACGGTATTTTCCGTGTAGGTCGTTTCTTTACTGTTGACCAAGGAACTGGTTCAGTTACATTTAGTGCAAGTATTGCGTTGAGTAATTTAGATGGATTAGGATTTAAACGCGGTGTTGTTGTAAGTGAATTCTCCACAGACAGTGCTTCTTTACTGTTGACCAAGGAACTGGTTCAGTTACATTTAGTGCAAGTATTGCGTTGAGTAATTTAGATGGATTAGGATTTAAACGCGGTGTTGTTGTAAGTGAATTCTCTACAGACAGTGGCATGACTAATAACGCTAGCGATACTGTAAGTGTACAAAGTGCTGTTCGTGGATATATCGACAGACGTTTAGGTTTAGACCATGGCGGTAGCCCAATTGCATTGACTAATTTAATTGGTTATGGATATCTAAGTTTAGGCGGAGCATTGGCCATGAAAGGTAGCCTTAACATGGCCGGCTACACTATTAGCAACGTAGGTACTCCAATTATCGGAACCGACGGTGCTAATAAATCTTACGTAGATGCAGGATTAAGTACTGTTGGAAAATTATCATCATTAACAGATTTACAAATATCCGGACTAGCTAATGGAAATTTATTAGTATACGATGCTACACTGGCTAAATGGCGTAATGCTACTGCGGTAGCAGGTGATGTAGCTATTTCATTTAATAGTGTTACTGGAGCAATTACACATAGTATTGCTAGTGGAGTAATTGTTAATAGCCAAATCAGTGCAACAGCAAGCATTGCTCAAAGCAAACTAGCTATGAACGCGGCTGGTACACAAGCAAGTGCTAGTGGTATTACACAGGCCAATTTAGGTCTAGTAAGTTTTGATAGTAGTCAATTTACCAGCACTAACGGTTGGATTACACATTTAACAAGTACAAGTGCTATTACTGGTATACCATTAACTAAATTACAATATATTAGTAATGGAACTATATTAGGTAACCTAGGCAGTAGTTTTGCCAGCCCAACTACGTATACTCCAAGTCAGGTTGTAACTAGTGCAGGTGGTATCGTTAATAGCAGTTTTGCATCTAGCGGAATAATGACTGTCACTTATGATGGATCTAATACTGCTAATAATACTTACGGGGTAACTGCTGTAACTAGTGCAGGTGGTAATGGAGTTAGTAGCATATTAAAAACAGGTAGTAGTAAAGAAATTGATGTAGGCTATTTAAAAATAAGTTCTTACAAAGCAATTTATCTTAACAATACTAGTTTAACATTTACAACTCCTGGTGCATTTGATTTTATAACTGCTACAGGTAGTACTGGAAGCAATACTAATATTGCAACTTATGGAACTTTAGATACAAGTAATGGTACACTAAAAGCAACATTGTTTACTACTGGTAGTAGTGCAAGTACTGGTCAGGTTATTGGACAATGGAGTGTACAAGCTTCGAGCACATGGGATGTGACCTTAGGTACATTAAAATCATTAACATTAACTACTGGTGCAGATACAACAGCTGGTACTATTCAAGGTAACTGGAGTTTAACTGGTGCAAGTAAATTACAAGCTACCTACGCCGACTTGGCTGAGTTCTACGAAGGCGATCAAGAATACGAACCAGGCACTGTATTAGTATTTGGTGGAGATAAAGAAGTTACAACAACTACTCAGATCAACGATACTCGTAGTGCTGGTGTAGTAACAACTAATCCAGCGTATGTAATGAACGCAGAACAAAAGGGTATTAAAGTTTGTATTGCACTGGCGGGACGAGTTCCGGTTAAAGTAGTAGGTCGGGTCAAGAAGGGAGACATGCTGACAACAAGTGCAACTCCTGGTTACGCTGTTCGTGCATCGACACCAACACTTGGTGCTGTAATTGGTAAAGCATTAGAAGATAAAGACTACGGTGAAGCCGGAGTTATCCAAGTTGCTGTAGGGAGAGTATAATGAGCCAATTAACTATCAACATCGGTCAAAGTGCAAACGACAGATCAGGAGATCCGTTACGCACAGCGTTTACTAAAGTTAATGCTAACTTTACTGAACTGTACGCAAACTTACACACTTACTTGCCTACACCAACTGGAAACAGTGGCAAGTATTTGACCACAGATGGGACTAACTTAATATGGCAAACATTGCCAACTGTAACACCTAGTGCCGCACCGATCACTGCTAGTTCAACTGCACCAAGTACACATCCAGATGGAACACTGTGGTATGATGAAGTAAGTGGTCGCTTGTATGTTTACTTTGACGGCGGATGGGTAGATGCTAGTCCAAGAGGAACCGGACTAGATGATGAAGTAAGTGGTCGCTTGTATGTTTACTTTGACGGCGGATGGGTAGATGCTAGTCCAAGAGGAACCGGACTAGCAACTAGTATAGGTTTAGGAACTCAAGCATCAAACGCAACCGGAACTCTAGGTCAAATTAGTTATGATTCTAATTACGTTTATATTTGTATAGCAACTAACACATGGGCAAGAGCACCGTTAACTGGCGGATACTAATTAAGGACTCCCGGAATGGCAATTCTAAATTTTCCAAGCAATCCGCAAGCTGGTGATCAATACACGGGCGACAATAATGTTACTTACGTATGGGACGGCAACAAGTGGATAGGATTAGCAGTTAGTAGTGGAGGTGGTACTGCCACTTACCCTACACAAAACGGACATACTGGCGAGTTTTTACAAACTAACGGAACTAGTGTATTATGGGCATCGGTTCCAGCTGGACCTACCGGACCACAAGGCGCTACCGGACCTACCGGACCTGCTGGGCCACAAGGAATACAAGGCGCTACGGGCGCACAGGGCGCACAAGGACCAAAAGGCGACACAGGTGCTACGGGAAGTACAGGCGCACAGGGACCTGCTGGCCCTACGGGAAGTACAGGACCTGCTGGGGCTACTGGACCACAAGGTATACAGGGACCACAAGGTATACAAGGCCAAAAAGGCGACACTGGAGCACAAGGTGTTAGTGTAACACTACTTGGAACAGTGGCAACAGCCGCAGATTTACCGCCTACTGGTAATAGTTTAGACAACGGATATTTGGTATCCGATACTGGTAACTTATGGTTCTGGGGCGCAGATAATGCTTGGCATGATGTTGGACAAATTGTAGGACCGGTAGGCCCACAAGGTCCACAAGGTATCCAGGGACTAAAAGGTGATACCGGCGCTACAGGACCTACAGGGGCTACTGGCGCAACAGGGGCTACCGGAGCACAAGGGCCAAAAGGTGATACTGGAGATACAGGGGCTACAGGACCAACTGGCCCACAAGGACCAAAAGGCGATACTGGCGATACAGGGCCAACTGGTCCGCAAGGGCCGGCAGGACTTACAACTCCTGCTACTACTACAACACTCGGTGGTGTTATCATTGGTAGTAATATTAATGTACACTCCGACGGTACTATTAGTATAGCTACACCATTTAGTGGCAACTATACAGACTTAACTAATAAACCTACACTAGTTACAAGTTATACACAACTAACAGACAAGCCATCATTGTTCAGTGGTAGTTATACAGACTTAACTAATAAACCTACACTAGTTACAAGTTATAATCAACTAACAGATAAACCAACTATACCAACTGGGTTTAGCAGTTTAACAAATAATGGTTATACTGTAGCATTAGGTGTCGATGGTTACTTAAATTTATACAACGGAGCAGATGGTGCTGGTGCGTTAATTCAAAGTATTAGTGCCATAAGAATTAACAGCAACGGAAACTTTTCAACATT